CCAAAGCGTACAAGGTTGGTGATACTGTCGATCTTGGTTTTGCTTTCATGCAGCACCCTAATCTGTGAATCCACCTCCTTAAATCTTGGCTCAACTTCATTTCTGAGCTGCTTAATCTCACTTTTGAAGTTTGACTTTGCTCGGTCCAAATCTTCTTGCAAATTGTCACGAGTTTGAGTTAAGTCATTTCGTGTCTGTTGATGCTCTTTATTAAGCTGCTCTAACTGCATATTCATGCGGTCAAGCTTTTGAGGCATTTCAGCTAACTTATCCATATTTTTGGATATGTCGCTGATCTTGTCTGAAATGGCGAGCAACTGCCCTGCTGTTGCTACTGGCGGATCGGATGAGTAGTCATTTGGCATTGTGCCCCCTAAATTTTGGCAATAAAAAAGCACCCGAAGGTGCTGCATCCTGTTAGTGCTCGTTTTGCACCAACCATATATGGAGATAACTCAGAATGTATAATCAAGGTGTTTGCGCTACCTGTGTTGAAAAGTGCTGCTTAATATTCACAGTAAAACCTCTTAGTTAATCGGATTTACTGTCCGTTGCGGCTGCCAAAAAAAGCAAAAAATTATTCAGGTTTTTTATTAATATCTTGTGATTCACATTGTATAGCATTGCTGGTTTTTTGTGGCGAACTTAAACATAAATCCACCTCTTTAGGCTTTGTTGTGACGCACGAAGCTAGAGCCAGTACCATAAGCACGACTAAAAATAGTTTCATAATAAACTCTACTTTTGATTAAAAAGATCTGACTGCTGGAATGTAGTAAACAGATATTGAATAGTTGGGCTGGTATATCTCTGCGTAATTCCCATTGTATCCGTATGGAACCCACCGCTTAAAATCTACATAAACAATGCCGTTGGTTACGCGAAGTCTAGGCACAAAGCTGCGGTAGCCTACCCGATAAAAGTTCGTGGATGCCCCATACTCCCATTGAGATAATCTAGGGATGCCGTTACATCTAAGAAATAGTTTTGAGGTATCTAATCCAAGTCCGGAAATATCAGCCATCGTCACAGTAAAATCACCAATCCCTCGAACATCAACTACGGCTGTTTTTGATGCTATATGGTGAACATACCCTAATGCTGAATCAAAAGTAATATCCCCATCCTCATTGTACGCCAGCAAAGCACTGTCTGGTCTTGGGATGTTATAAGGGTCTAACTTGAGCCAGGCGCACTGAAACTGAAACGGTGTCTGATTCATAGCTGATGCTTTAGCAATAATTTTCGGTTGTGTATCGCTCCAATAAGCTGCATAGATATAAGCATAAGGTGGATTTGTAATATCCCCTAGTACACGAGTAATTCGCACAAGGTTTATACCTGAAGAGACATGTAAAGGGTCTGTATGCCCTTTAACTTCTGTAAACCGATCTAACAGATAGTCATGTGCATAAGGCGCAAACGGTTTAAACCCATCTCTTGTGTCGATAGCTTCACGGACTGGTCCGGTATATTGCAATACCTTTGTCAGTGCCATGACTTGAATGATTCCAGATTCATCATCAACAACCATATTTCCTGCAGCGTTTCTAATTTCTAAATATCTAGCCACGTGAGCCACCTATGTAAAGTTTTGCCCCTTGCATAATAGGGAGTGTAATAGCGTTTGTTGATTTCTCTCCTGAGTAAATTTTGTAAACCCCCTGTGCGTATATAAAACGTCGCATACAGTAGAATTGAAAGTTACGACCTGTACCTGTAACGTTATAATAAAAAATCCTTTCTACTGTACTGGTCAAGATAAAGAAGGGGTCTGTGTATGAGTTAGCTGTAGTAAAACTGTAAGTAAAATCCTGAGTGAGAATGCCTTCTGCTGGAATATCCACGATTTCCCCTAAGTAGGACATGGGCAATGTTGGATGAATAATTGCCCCGTCAACTAGATCCGATACAATATGTAAATTTGCATCCATTAAAATACTCCCATCTTGATTCTTACCTTGCCAGCATCATCGTAAACCTCAATCAAATTGTCTTTGATCTCAGTCCTTGCTCCACTGGTCTTTGTGCGTAATGTTCCGATAGTTGCACTAACAGCACTCAAACTCCCAATACTTGCTGTATCGATATGCGCCAATTTAATTGATGCATAATCCATAAAAGCAGTTTTCAAGTAAGCACCGACAGGAAAAACCGTTCCTGTTTCTGGATCGGTGTAGGGTGTAGTGCGGAAAATGAATGGGTAGCTAACACCCTCATCTTCACCCGCAGGATTACCCAATGCAAAGCTGTCGGAATGGACAATAAAATCCGAACGACCGCCTTCAACCCCTAAGCCAAAGCCTGAAACATATTTTCCTGACTGGATTCTTAAATAGTATTGAGCATCCAAACCTTCAATTTTCTGCTGAACATCAATAAAAGCCTGATTATTTTCCAAGTCAGAATTTTCAATCTTTTCTATCAATCCTTGGCTCAACTGGGTTTCAGAAATCTTACCTGACAAAACATCTAGCACAGCGGACGCATCGGCTGACGTTGTTGCATCCGCATATTGCGACCATGGCCCAATATTCCCGATTCGATCAATCAAGCGACCACGGAAATAACGCTTTAAATTTGGCTGCATTCCTTGAATGACATGGTTGTTTGTTGGGTATGCGAAAAGCCCAAGCTGAGCAGCATTAGCACCATTTGCAGTGCTTGCAATCTCAATTTCCGTATAAGCGGTATCGAGCGCACCAGTCGCAGGAAAGTTCCAATTTAAACGGTAGCCAAACAAGATGCCTGTCGCAGCAATATTTGCTAACGCTGGCGGTAATCCTTGCTTGCCAGTCAATGTTGTCAGATTTGAATAAGTCGGCAGAGATGCAACGTCAAACGCTGAAATTGCTGTGACACGCGCTTCATAGTTACCTGCATAAATGCCCTGTACTTCTACTGAATTGCTGCCTGTGATTGGTAATTTAATCCAACTACCGTCATCCTTGCGCCATTCAGCTTGATACTTTGTAGCACCTTCAGCCTGATCCCAAGCAATAATCATGGTTTCAACAGACAAGCCTTGCTGCACCATGTTTTCAGATGAAATTAAAACATTGGTGACAGGTGCTTGAGTGGTCGGATTAATGATTGAAATTGGGCGTTCATCAATGAAAGCACCGAAATCAATAGCATCATATTTTGCTGATTCATACTGTAGTGCAGTGATTGAAAACTGATGTTTGTCGTCTTGAGTAATACTCATGACGCGAAACTTCATGGTTTTTAAGTCTTGCGCATCAACGACCCACACATTTTCTGCTGCAACAGAGTCAAACGCCACTGTGACTGTGACTTTGCGTCCAATTTTTGATGACACAATTCGAGTTTGCGCTTTACCATCTTCACCATTTACAACCAATCTATCCCCTGCACGACACACAACATCATCACGATCTAAAGTAATGACTTTGCGATCAGCGCTGACAGCAGAAATACGCCCACCATTGGCACGACCTGCGAATAACTCGTCTGCAATTTCAATCACGCGACCTGGTTGTGGGATATAACCATCTAAGCCGACTTTAAAAGACACGGTGCGAGTTTCTAGTTGCTCAGACTTTAATGCCCAAAGACCTGCACGTTGTGCCTGTCCCTCACTCGTACAACCCCAAGCATCAATTTCAGCAATACGCACACCGAGCTTTGCAATAGCCGCTTCATCACGAACATAGACATACTCGGTTTTATAGTGATTCGCAGGATTATCCCAAGCCACTTTTGCAACAGTGTGTCGATCTCGCGCACGTGTGCCTGAATATTCAAAATGCCCATCGATGACATTAGCGCGAGTGTAGGTGAAGTAAGTGTCTTGCGGAATATCGGCATCACAGACAATTGAATTGCCATCCCAATAAGAAATTGCCCGGAATACGCCCGCCAATTTGCTTAAAATCGCATAAGCATCTTCGGTAGATTGCAGATATACGTTACAAGTAAAACGCGGCTCTTGACCACCTTTGCCATCATTCACCATTTGGTCGCAGTATTGGGCAAGGCGATATAAAGACCATTTATCCAGCATTGCAGACGTTAGTCGATCACCCAAGGCATAGCGTTTTGATGTGCAAATGTCGTAATAAATCCACGCAGGGTTATTGGTATAAGCACGCTTGAATGTGCCGTCCCACATGCCTGTATAGGTGCGTGCGACAGGGTCATAATTTGATGGGACTTGAAGCTTAATCCCTTTTAGGTCGACTGCAACTTTTGCAACATTGGAAAATGTTTCAGCATCATATTGCAAGCCAAGCATGGCGGTATTCGGGTAGCTTAACTTTAGGTCGATGACTTCTGTTAATGCATCAACATACATTTTGTCGCTGATATATTCTGAAGTTGAGTTCGGTGTCAATCGACGCACGCGAACTGTCCAACCAGTATCAGATTTTGGCAAATCAATACGATGTGAGCGCTCATAGTTTGCAGATGTTTTATCCGAGATTTTCGTGTTTAAAACTTCGGTCCATGTGCCGCCATCAGTTTGCAAATCGACTGCGTACTGGATCGTATAGCCATTCACATCCCCATTATCCGAATTGGTTTGACGTAAAGCTGCCCATTTAAAGCGAATATTTACTGCATCCAAGTCGATATTTGAAATTGCACGAACCCAAGGGGAATCAGACTTTAACTCAACATTCACACCACTTTCAGACACAATATCTGGAAAGCCTTCAATGTGTGTTTGATCATTTGTACCGTAACGAAAATCTGAAATCACACCTTCAAAGTTACTACCACCAGCTGGGTTTTGTAGCGGTGTTTCTTCTAAATAAACAGACTGCAAGCCATTCGCCAAGCCTTCGACTTCACCTTCCGATAAGCCATACAAAATTTTAATATAGGTTTTAGATTGTGCTGAGTCAGGTGCGATTACCGCCTTTCTTGCTTCACCACTGCCTTTCTTTGCGCCTTTAATTACTGCGTTCATACATTTCCCTAGACAATAAAAAAGGCGCTATATGCGCCTGTGTTTTTAACTATTTACATCAAATCTTCTGGATACTGTCCTGCGCTTGCGATAAATCCGCCGACTTCACGCTGACCGTAAAGCACTGGTACTGGATTGCCTTGTGCCACCGTTGTAACTGCACCACCAAAGCCTTTGTTGGCTTTGTTGCCATCCTGATTATCATCTTGTGTTGTTTCTGTTTTTGGCATAAGCATCATGGCAATACCACCAACCAACATACCAATACCAGCGCCAATTAATGCAACACCAAGAGGTGCACCCACACCAGTGAAAACCAGAACAGCACCAACCACAATCAATACAGCGCCTATGATCGCTTGAACAGCACCACCAGAACCAATGACTTTAGGTACAACCTTGATTACTTTTGCATTGGTGCTCATATCAATTTCACTTTCACCAATGTTTTGATTATCTTGAAATACTGCGAACTCTAAACCTTGTTCATGCGCATGTAGCATAAAGTGTTCAAAGCCTTGTACTTGAACCGATAAAGCACGCATGGCTTCACGGGTATTTTCCACATCGAGCCGAAACTCTTTGCCGAACTTTTTGGCTAAAATGCCGTATAACTTAATTGTTTTGAGCATATCGAACCACCTTTACAACACGTTCTTGCCACTGCTGACCAAACACTTCACGTACCGACTTTCGACCATACGGATGATGTAAAATGATTGACGAGCCGACACATGATTCTGTTTGCTCGGACTTCAATTCAGTCTGATCGCCAAGCCAAATTACTGCATGGTTCACATGCTCAGTACGTCCAACACGGCACAATAAAACATCACCGTATTGCATGTCGCTCACCTCAACAAAGCCAGCTTCACCAAAGCCATCTAAATAGAGCGGCTCATTCTCTTTGGATTCCCACCACGCATCTTCACGCTCAAAGTCGATCAATGTGATGCCTAGCTCTCGCTCGTAAAAATCACGCACGATTGAATAGCAGTCTTGTATGCCGTGAATATAGTTTCGCCCAACTAGCGGCGCTTTATATCCGCATGGCTCATACACTTGAAATTCAATGTCGGGATAAGCACAAATCACCCACGGCTTTTGATGCAGCTCAATTTGAATTAAATCAATCTCAGATGCACGCGCTGAAGCATTCGGGTGTGAATGCACATAGGCTTGAATCTCGCCTAAATCTTCAGCCTTAGCTAAATCTTCATGGTGAATTTCAAATTGGTCTTTATGGTCTGAAATATTGCGGCATGGGATGTATTCTTTATTCATAATGACACCGCAGCATTCATCTGGATAAACTTCAGCAGCATGTGTCTGGATTGCTTTTTTAAGTTTTGCGGTTAGTTTCATCACATTAAACTCGACGCTGGAAAGCCACCAAAGCGGATTTCATTATTGCGAATACGACATGAAGATAAGCGACCTGAGCAACGATCTAATGCAGGGTTGTCCGTTGGCTCATCTTTCTCAGTGAACATTGCTGCACCTGTGTACTGGCAACTTTCCCCTCTATATGCAGCAACAGCGCACCAATGGCAGTAGTTTGAAATCTGCCGAACTGGTATTTTCAGACCTTCAAAATCAATGGGGTTTGACAGCTCAAATGTCACTTGCTGAGCATTTTCAGAAGTCTTTTGTTCAATGAACCAAATTTGCTCTCGCTTCTCACTTGGATTAGCTGTCGGATTACCAGTGC